TCACCTTGGCGCGCACGGCGCGCAACCGCGTTTCGACGCTCTGGTTGGCGCCGTAACAGGGGTCCGGCAAGCCGAGCTCGGTTTCCCAATCCTCGAGGCTGGCGACCAGCGTCACGCTGGTGCTCTCGGCCTTGACCTGGTGCAGCCGCGCGTAGTGGTCGGCCATCACGTCCGCCAGTGCCGCCCAGTAGCGGCTCATCAGCCTCTGCGGGTCGGGCGTCGCGTCGTCGGGCGTGCCCCAGGCCGTGCCGCGCGGCAGCAGCGCCAGGATGGACGGCAACAGGTCGTCGCCCGACGGCGCCGACAGGGCGTCCGTGGCGGCGTTGGCGCGGATGATCGCGCCCTCTGGGCAATCATACATAGGAGATCGTGCCCGGCACCGGATAATGGCCGGCTGCCACGGCCACGTCCGCCGATGGCGCCGTCAGCACATGCGAGTCCTCGCCAGCCGCCTTGCTGATAGTCTCGCCGATCCACGACCGTGAGAACACCGTCGTTCCCACGGGCAGCCCCGGACGGGCGCGGCGCAGGAACATGGCGGCAAGCCCGGATGCGATGGCCGCGCGGGTCTGCGCCGTGTCGCCGGCAAGGTCGGCAATGGTGATGTCGATGGCCTGCGCCACCGGCGCCACCACCGTCTGAATGCCCATCCAGCGCTTGGCGTCGAACACGGACTGCACGGCGGCGACGTCGCCACTGGTCGGGATGTAGTTGGTCCGGGTGCTGTTGAGTACCCAAATGGTGGCATAGCCCGGCGCCGGCTGCAGCGCCCAGGCCTTCAAGATGCCGGGCACCGACAGGGCGAGCTGCTCGTATCGATCCAGGCTGTTACCCTGCGGCGGGTTGCGTTTTTTATCAAGGATCCTAAGACGCCACACTTCCGGGTCTTCCGCGTCGGCGCCACTGCTGATGCCGCCGGCACCCACGACAGCATCGTCGGAAAGCTCCGGGTGGTCGCCGGTGTCGGTAAACGTCAGCACGTCGCCAGGGTCGCGGTTGCCGGCGGCGCCGACATCGGCGGCGATCACCGTGACGGTCAGGTTTCCCGACGAGTCCGACGTGGCGTTGTCTATCGAGACGTAGGCGATCGAGCCATACAAAAAATTCAGCCCGGCAAGGTAGGTCGTCGAGGGCGTCGCGCCGGTCAGCGTCACGCTTCCGCTTGCCCGGCTGGCCGCCGCCTGCAACACGCCCACTTCCTTGCCGTGCCGCTCCAGTTCCTCCTTGTCGCAGGAGAAAGTGAACTGCTGCCGGTAGGTCCATGCGCGCCGTTCGTCGAGCGCGTTGTCGACCATGCCGCGCACCTTGGCCTCGACGGCGAGATTGTTCTCGTCGACCAGGGCGTCGGTGCCGGTGTAGGCGCTTTTCAGCGCCGCCCAGTTCTTTTGCGCCCATTCCTCGGGCGTCAGCACGGTCAAGCTCATGCGGTCACCTGTTCCCAGAGCAATCCGAATTTTCCGGCATAGACGCGGCTGCCGTCGCGACCATAAAGCGCCACGTCAAGGTCGAGCCGGCGCGCGCCGTTGCGGGTCGCCGAGGCCGCCGCCCGCACGGCCGCGCCCTGGTCGATCAGCGTCTGCAACGCCTCGACGGCCCACACCTCGGCTTGGCGAAGAATGCCGTCCGTCAGAGCGCGGCGGCGCAACAGCCACAGTTTCGAGCCCAGCGGTTTGGCCGGCTTGCCCGGCGTCAGGCTGATGGCGTCGCCCGGCCATCCACGGTTCTCGACGCCATCAGGCAGTTCGCTCGGGTCCGCCGCCCGATCGGTGAACAGGCACATGATCACTGCCGTCACGATGCCGTTCTTCGCCAGCAATCCGCCGCTGTTCTGCGCCGTGCCGCGCGGCGCGACGGCGAAGTCCGCCGTCAGTCCGTCGGCGGCCATGACGAGGTCGGGCGCCAGATAAACGTCCTGCCCGGCATCGATCGGGGTGATTTTCACAGCACGAACACCTTGGTGGCGAGGTTGGAGGTATCGGCAAAGCCGCCGGTATCAAGCGTTCCCTCACGCGACGCCGGCGTCGAGGCGCCGGGCCCGCCCAGCCTGCACACGCCGTTCAGCACGATCTCCGCCGCGTTCACCTGAAACTTGGCGCCGGCCTCCACGGTGATCTCGTTGGAGTACATTTTGATCAACTGGCCGAACTGGTTGTAGAGCACGGCGGCGCCGGCCGGCACGCCGGGCCGGAACCCGTCGTGCTGGATGTGGCCGAGATAGGCGAGGTCTGGCCGGCCGGCGGGCATCACCACATAGCCGATCGAGCCGAGCGGCGGCGTCGAGGCCATGCCGTGCTGCTCGTTGACCAGCACCTTCTTGAAACGCTGGCCGGCCATGCCCTTGCCGTCGACATAAAGCAGCCCGCCGACCTCATAGGCACGGTCGATGCGGATGCGCACGCCGAGGTCGCTCATTCCGCCGTCACCTCCGCGTCCGGTTCCTCGCCCTTCCACTGATCGCCGAGCTTGGCGCCCTTCGGCGGGGGCGCCGCGAAGGCGCGCGGGTCGTAAAGCGTCAGCTTGCAGCTGGTGCCGCCGTCGTCCTGCTTGAAGCTGGCGCTCGCCACGATCATGTCCTGGTCGATGTCCCAGAACGGGTCCACGTCATGGACCAGGAAGTTCGGCGACCACAGCCGGCCGCCCGCATCACGCCAACCGAACACGTCGGGCGTCGTCTTGGTCGAGCGGCCGATATCGCGCTGCATCTGCCACTCGGCCCGCTTCTTGACGCCGGCCTTGGTCGAGTTACCGTCGATGACGATGATCCGCTTGCGCTCGCGCTTGGCTTCCGGGTCCTTGGCGCGGGCCTCTAGCGTCAAGCTGCCCTTGCCGGCCCCGCGCGAGTTCTGCCCGCGCACGATGGTTTCCGACGGCCGGTTGTAGGCCGACAGCGTGATGCCCGAATCCTTGAAGTTGATGCCGCGCTGAAGGCCACCCGCATGCCGGCCTTCCGGCTGGTCGGTGATGATCAGGTTGGCGTCGCCGTCATCGTAGAGCAGCAACCCCTCTTGTCGCGCCAGCCGCTCGATTTCCTTGAAAACACTGGCGCCCGGCTGGATCGCATGCAGGTCATAGGTTTTGAGCTTGGCTTTGGTCTTGACGATCACCTTCATCTTCGGCGCGAACGTCTTGGCAATGCCGGCAATGTCCTGCTTCTCAGTGAGGCCCGTCGGGTGGTCGATCGCCCCTTCGATGAAGTCCACCATGGCCGACACCGCGGAGATCTTCAGCACGTTGCCGCTCTCGCCGCTGTCGCCCGTCAAGTCGCGCACCGACCCGGTCAGGAACCGGGTGCCGTTCGCATAGCACTCCACCGGATCGTCCCGGTGGATCAGCCGCAGCGGGTGCGCCACGCCGAAGGCATGCATCGGCACATCCACGTCGGCCGCCCGCGCTGCATGCTCGGCGCCGGCCCGCCATGTGATCGACGTCAGGCCGGGCAGTTCCCGGCCATTCACCGTCACGACGATTTTCTCGAGGCTCATGCGTCGGGCGCCACGGCTACCAGCTGCGTCGGCATCATCAACGCCGAGCCGGCCTTGTTGCGGGCGATCAGGTCGCTCATCTTGTCGAGCGAGCCATAGAGTTTCCAGGCGAGCAGCGCCGCCGGCAGCGGCGCGCCGGTCTCGATGCGCACCAGCGGGTTGAGGCTCGCCGCCTCCTGCGACAACGCCGCCGCCGCGTCCAGCGTCAGGCCGGACAGCCACTCGCCCACCGACACGTCGACCTGATAGGCCGCCGCCACGCCTGTCTTGGCCGCCGTCGCCAGCCGGGTGCGGATCGCCGCCGCGTCGTTGCTGGCGGCAAAGTCGATGCCCAGCGCCGCCACGGCCAGCGCGCCGACGGCAAAGGCCATCTCGGCCGCCGCCAGCGGCGAGGCGTCGAGCGCAACGCTCGCCACCTCGGCCTCGATCAGCCCGAACAGCGTCGCCGCCTCCGCCCCGTCGGCCAGCAGCGCCCAGGCCTCGCCGAGCGCCGCCACGAAGGCCAGCGGGTCGGCGCTGATGTCCATGGCCGCCAGGTCGTCGATCGCCGCCGCCAGGCCCGCCGAGGCATCGGACGCCATCGGCGCGGCGAGGCGCAGCGCATCGAGGCGCAACACGGCAACCGCCGCCGCGTCGAGAAAGTCCGTCTCGGCGTCGCCGGAAAAGCCGGTCTTGAGCGCGATCGCCATGACTTACAACCCCAAGGCCTTGCCGACGCCGGCCGACACCGTGGCGATGCCGGTCGAAAACGCCAGCGCGATACGCGCGAGCCCGCCGCCAAGGCCGAAGCCGAGCGCCGCGCCCGCCTCGATGAACTCCAGGTCCAGCGCCAGAAAGTTGATCCGCCGCTTGTTGCGGCTCGGCTTGCAACCGGTCGGGCGCACCATCACCGGCCCGATCGACGGCAACACCAGCAGGCCCTGGCTGGCGTTCATCGCCGATAGCACCGCTGCCATGGCCGCCTCGGCGCCGTCGTAGGCAAGGTAGGCAGTGACGGCGAACACCCGGGCGCCCTGCCCCATCGACTCGGTGATCGTCGGCCCGTCTAGAATGCCATGTTGGGCCACGCGCGGCGTCACCGACGGCGTCTCTTCCTCGACCTCGAAAGGGATGCCGGCGAAGCTGGCAGGCAGAAAGCGCATCAGCGGGTCTCCGCCCCATAGGGGCCGTTGTCGGGCAGGCTCGGGCCAAGGTTGGCGCGCGGGTTGGGCATCGGGATAGGCACCTTGCCCATGCCGGCGGCGGCGGCCTTGATCTCGTTGATTTTGTTCACGACTTGCGTCAGCACGCCGGCAAGATCGCGGAAGGCGTCGGTGCTGTCGCCCAGTTCGCGGGCGGGGATGGAAACGCCAAGCTGCGCAAACAGCCGGTCGATTTGCCCGATGACGTCGACGGCACTGGACGCCGACGGCAGATGCTCGGTCGACATCAGGTCGGGAACGCTGGCATTGGAGCCTTCGGGCACAAACCGCGTGGAGTCGAGCGGCGGAATGCCGCCCCCCGAGATCGGAGGGAGCAAGGTGTAGATCTTGCTTCCCATCACAACGAGCTGGCCACCCCCGTTGCCGCCATTCCGGATCGCGGCGTTGCGGTCGGCGCGCTCGTTCTCGCGAATATCCTGTTGTGCCACCGCCAACCCGGCCGCCGCTCCGGCCGCCGCGCGCTTTTTCCGTTCCTCGTCGGACACGGAAAGATCGTCGAACGCGCCTCCCAGGCTCCCCTTGACTTGATCGAAGGTCGGCGACTGGCCGCCAGTGGCAGCCTTGTAGGCGTCGATGAATGCTGCCCCGCCGATGTCACCCTCGGCGCCATGGAGATTGAACTGCTCCCGCCAGTCCGAAAAACTCATGTTCCCGTTGATGACTTCCATAATACCTCGGAGATCTGCCATTCTACGAATGGCATCCTCAACAACTTCTATCCCGCCTACCTTGAGGACGGTTTTCCCGAGGTCATTCAGGAACTCGTTCCAGCCAATGGAAAGCCGATCGATGAGCGTTTGGGTATCGCCTAGAACGCGGTTCAGGTCGGTTTCCACCGTACCGGCGGCGTCTTTCACACCCTGCTCAAACTCCTTCAACTTCTCCTGCATCTGGGTCAGGGTCAGCATGCCGGATCTGTATTGCTGATCCGGGAAAAGCTTGGCAAACACTTCCATGTCGCCGCCGGTCACCTTGTCCGTCAGCTTTATAAATACATCAATAATGTCTTTCCCTTCTTTTTTTGCCTTAGCAAGTTCTGCCGGAAGGTCAATACCGTATTTCTTAAAATTCTTGGCAGTCTCTGGGGAGTACATCTTCCCAAGCACGTTGACTAAGTTAGTGGCTGCCTCGCTTGCGGTGCCGGTCTTAGTGTGCATTGTCTGAATTAACGCAATCGTTTTTTCAAGACCCTCTTGCCCGGTGTAGCCAAGCGCTTGCATCATCGGAAGAATTGACGGAAGATAGGCGGCCATCTCCCTCAGTTCGAACTTGCCCATTTTGCCGCCCTTTGCCATTTTGTCGAAGGCGAGCATCATTTGTTCGGCGGTGAGGCCCATCGACGTCGCAGCCGCGTCGGCGGTCTGCGCGATATCGGCGACATTTGCCCCGGAGGCTTGAGCGGTCTTGACCACGGCCGGCAACATGTTCAGCGCGTCCTGCCAGGAACGGCCGGCTGCAACCAGTGCGTCGAAGCCGTCGACGACCTGTTCCATCGGCATGGCCGTCTGACTTGCGAGATCGTAAAGCGTCTTGCTGGCGCCCTGCACCTGCTCGTCGGTCGCGTCGGCCGTAATGCCGATGCGGCCGATCTCCCGCTCCAGCGCCGCGTAGCTGGTAATGGCGCCTCGCACCAACCGGCCGGCGCCGTAGATCGCCGCCGACGTCAGGCCCCACGCCATCAGCGTTTCCTTGGCCGACTTGCGCTGTTTCTGCGCCGCGTCAACCGACTGCTGCCCCGCGATCTGGGCATGTTGCCCCATCCGCTGCTGCGCCCGATCGACCGCCGCGACGGCGCTGTTGACCTTCTTCAGCTGATCGGCCATCTCGCCGATCTTGCCGAGGTGCTTGTCGACCACGTCGAGCAGCAACTTGATTTGCAGGTCGTTAGCGTTTGCCATGGGAAAGGTGTTCCATGTAGGCGGCCATGTAGACGTCGAGTTCGCTGAGGCTCATCGGCCCCAGCTCGCTCATCGTCCGTCGGCTGGTCGGGTGAAACAGCAGGTGCGAGATGTTGTCCGGGTCGCCGCTCAGGCGCGGCCGGCGGGGGCCGTCGTCGGCGTCAGCGTAAAAAAATCGATCAGCGCATCCCGCAGCGCATCGAGGTCGGCCCAGACGAGCTGCGCCTTCAACGCCGCCGCGAAGGCCTGGTTGGCCTTGCCGGTGCCGTCGATGATGCAGAGATCGAGATACCCGGAAATCCGGTCCCAGAGCGGCTCCTGGAACGGCATGGCGTTGACCGGGTAGATCATCATGTAGGGCGCGCCGCCGAGGCGGAACACCTGCGCGCCGGTCGGCTCGGCAAGGGTGACCTCGGTCACCGGCTTGCCGAACACCTCGTACGGGCGGGAGAGTTGAATGGTCGTCATCGCCTCACCCGATCCGCTTGTAGTCGCCCGCGCCCGAGCAGATGGCAAGGCCGGTCACGTCGCCGCCCTTGCGGTTGATCTGCGGCGCGCCGTCGAAGAAGGCGTTGGTGTACATGTGGGTGACGCCCGTGCTGTCTTCCTGCACGGTCATCGGCCCCTGGTAGAGCAACACCTCCTGCCAGTCCTGCCCTTCGTCCTGCAGGGTGATTTCGGCGCGGTTGGGCACGTTCTCCAGCGTCTGGTAGAGGCTGCCGTTGGCGTTGCTTTCGACGGTCGCCTTGTAGCCGGCCGGCATCACGTCCAGCTTGTCCTTGCGCATCGTCAGCGTGGTGCCGTTGCCGAGCAGGATGCGGGTAATGCCGCCGAACCGAGCGTTGGTCATGATCGTTTATCCTTGTCTGAGACAGTCGCCCACATGGGCGAGGCTTAGCTTTCGGTTGGCGTTGGTCAGGCGGTCGGCAGCTGGGCGTAGACCAGCGTGCGGATCGCGATGATGTCGAGCGGGTTGACCATGTCGAGCGGCCCGAGGGCGTCGACCCGGTCGGCGGAAGAAAGGTTGCGCACCGCGTAGCCGCGATCGATCACCGCGTCGGAGTTCTCGACGATGCCGCGCGTCTCCAGGTCTTTCACCGCGTGCGCCCAGGTGGCGAACACATCGCCCGGCGTCGAAATGAAGGCGTTGCCGGCCGGGTTGCGGTCGGCGACCGACTTGTTGGCGTGGGCGTTTTCCATGGTGGTGCGGATCAGCGCGGCGGCGATCATGCACTGCGCCGTCACCTGCACGTCGGTGAAGGTGCTGTCGGGCTGGCCGGACGAACCGATGCGGTAGCTCGTCACCTCCTTGTCCACCACCACCTCGCCCGACGAGGTCACCTTCCACGTCGAGATGTTGCTTTGCAGCAGGGTCTCGCGCGTCGTCCGGTCGGGGTAATAGGCCTGTTCCTCCGGCGGGCTGATCCCCTGAAGCACGAAGCCCGTCATGTTGGTGGAAACGCCGCCGGTGTCGTCGGAAAGGCGGGTGATGGTGGCGCCGCGATAGGCCGCCGCCCACAGGTAAGAGGGCTGCGGATTGGTGGCGGCCGAGAACTTGCCGAGGATGGCGCAGGCCCGGTCGTTGTTGCTGGCCTGCCCGGCCGTGGCGAGGTTGGCAATGGTGTCGCTGAGGCAGGTGTTGATCAGGTCGTAGGCCTGCACGTTGTAGCCCCAGCGCCGATCCGAAAACGTCTTGTAGCGCCCGAGGTTGGTGCTGTCCGGCCACGGCAGGGTGATGAAGTCGGCCTG